AAATCTAGCACGTTCGACTAATTTACGAGCGTGTGTACCATCCCTTATTATAACATATCCTTCTGGAGATGTCATCTCAAGTCCATCCTCAGTTCTAAGATACGTACCAAATCTTTCTCCTTTCTCTAATTTCTTAATAAAAATTGACTTAGAATTTTGTATGATTTTATAAAGATCAACAGTACTAGCTAAGGATGATTTATTCTTTTCAATTATATCAAGTCCATCGTACATCTTCTGAAGCTTTGCTGCCTTTGCTTTAGGTGCCTTTAGTTTACCAACTGCCTTACCTAGTTCTCCCTCCCAATAAGTTGTAAATTGTTTTACAAATAAATTACCAGCAGGAACAGCAACTGCATCTCTAATATACTTATTAAAAAATACCTTCAACTTAGGTCCAACAGTTAATTGATCGTTTGCTTTAATCTGTTCAGAAACAATATCTAAAAATGGAGAAGCACTATTAACAAGTCTAGTACTCCTTTGCTTTAACCCAATTAAAGTATTCTTCTCTCCTTTTGTTAATAAAGTATCGTTACCAAGTTCTCCTGTCTCTGCACTCAGAACTAATATATCCGTATTCTTTTTTAATTTAGATATATCAAATCCAAACTTAGCACTTAAAAATTCAATACTACGTCCTTCATAGAATGTATGGAATACTACTCCTATCTTTGCTTGTTTAACTTTATTGTATAAAGCATCACCTTGAGCAACAGAATATGTAATAGTATTAGGTTTGAAAGTTATATTACTTACACCATTTATTATATCTGTTCCCTTATCATCAGTGAATAATAAATCTCCCTGTGCAACACCCTTAATACCCAGTGCAGGAAGATACTTTAAAGCATCTTTTAATTTCTTTACTAGTCCTGGAGCATGACCATGATTACGTTCAATATCTTCGTTAGTAAAATTTATCTTAGCATCCTTATTAAAAATTGATTTAGTACCAACAAAGAAAGAATTTGTTCCTGGATATAATCCACAGAATATAGCAGGAGCACCATCCCATTTTGTAGTAACAGTAAAGCTACTGCTAGTATTACCACTAAATGATCGTGCGAGATCATCTAAGAATACAAAAGCATCCTTAGCACCTGCTGTACCATCAATTAAGATGCTATCTTCTAAGTGTTCTAGGTGAGTATTCTTAGACATCAGTACAACTTTAAGAAAGGACCATATTGTTTACCTTCTTTCTTAGACATAAACACTAAGTCAGTAAGAAACTCATCAATATTATCATCACCATTCTTTTGAATAGAAAGTATATTACATAACCATGCCATTTGCATGACTTTACTGTTAGCAACATGAGGAGTATTTACTTGTGCTCCTATTATTCTATTGTAAGCATCTTCTGGTTTAACTCCATCCAAATCAACTCCTTGGTTGTCAAGGAACGTTGCCATTTCAGTAATCTTATCTTTCCATTCAGCAAATTCATCACCAGTATAAGGATATTCTGAGTTTGATTTCTCAAAATCTTTGTATTTTGCATTGAAATGCCTAGATCTATATGCTGTAATAAGTCCTTCAACATATTCTGCTGTTGCCTTACCTAATCTAGCAGCACCAAATCCTTTTTGGGTTGCTTCATATTTTAAATTGTCTCTCTTAGTACTAGTGTTTGCTTTAACCTGAAACTTATACTGTGCGTCACCATCAATAACCCAAAGAATACTATCCTGAGTAGTAAATATCTCAGCACCGTCTTTAGTTTGTGTGGATAATTTACATACTGGTTTATAAGATCTAGTACCTAACTTAAATTGTTTATTCTCTAGTGATGCAAAGTAAGCATCATCAACGTTTACAAATTCCCACTTCGCTTCTTTCTGAGTAACCAATTTCAAAGATATTCCCCAGATCTCTTTAGTCTCAAACAGATGTCTCATCTTAACATTAAACTGATCTATCTTTGATGCAAACAATCTCTTTCTAAAACGTGTATTCCCATTGGTAGGTGAACTCATTAGAGCTCTTAGAGTTCTGATATGTTGATTCTCATTTTTTATCAACCATATATCAGCAGGGTTCCAGTTATCTTTTCCTTTAATTCCTGAAGGATTTTTGGAACCTATCCATTCATCCATGATAAACTTCATGAAATCACCATCACGTTGAAACTCTTGAAATTGATTACTACCTGATTTTGCAGAAAGAGCTGACATCAATGCTTTCTGTTGCTTATAGAAGTTCTCTATCCATCCCATATCACACGGAACTCCTGCTACTGATCGCCATTCAGCATCTAACTCTTCCCTACATGATTTATGCTTTGCAATGTCCATTGCATTCTTAGGATTTTTAAGATTGCCTATAATAACATGTCTAAAAACAATAGCAGAACCAGTCTCTTGTAATTTTGTCATAGCAGCAGCAGAAACATTAGCAGAAGCTTCTGTCTTACCGCTTGCTATGAATCTTATTATCTGGTATCTTTCCTTTATATCTTTTTTAAAAGTATGACTTTCTTGCCACCCAGTAGTCCATGGCCACATTGTATCTACATATAAATCACCATCAGAAGGAGGTTTCGCTGCACCTTTATATGCTTCAAATTTAGTATTAGTATTTTGACTAGTGCCACCAGGCAAATACTTTTTCCATCTAACATCCTTATGATAAAGAAGATTTATAGAATCCACAATATGTTGAGGACATTTTATCTGTATCATCTTTATTTTATTTTGTTTGCCATCAAAATTAGGAGACCTAAAAGTTTCCTCTAAGAACCACTGGTTATAATTACCAGTCATCTGAGAAATTCTAGTCCATCTTCTTCTACTCCAATCCCCTCCATTACCAGGAGGCATTCCATTTTTAATTTGTTGATTTGTATGGATGTTATTAAAAGCCATCAATCAAAGGTATATCCTTTAACTATTTAGAGGGGAGGTTCTTAAGATAATCCTTTTCAGTTTGGTACGGGGTTATCTGCCCTGTCCATAATTTATATCCTTGTTCAACTTCTGGCAAGAGCCACTGGTCAACACGGTAGCAATATTGCCAATTGACTGGTTGGATACAATTTACCACAACCACCTGGAAAAATGCTACCGTATGGATCCAGAGACTAAACATTATCTATCGTCATCAGCACGAACTTCTGAATGATGTACATCAAACTCGTCGCCAGGATAACGCTTCTGAAGTTTCTTGACGTTGGTTTCGATTACTTCATCGAAGGATATATCAAGTGCCATTGTTGCTTGAGCAACGTACCACATAATATCACCCAACTCAATGATAAGATGCTCACGATTATCTTCGTTCCACGGTTTTCCTTGAAACACCATCTTCTTAACGATCTCAAGGAACTCACCAGACTCAGCAGCAAGCCCAACGCCAGCAGTGGTAAGACGTTCAATATTGGCACCTTCTCTGTCAAGTTCACCCAGACGGTCAGCAAGAGAGACAAAATCTTTAGAAGCATCGGACGTTACAGCATCTACAAACTCTTCGTAGCGATTAAAGTTAACGGTCATATTACAAATTGGGAAAATTTATTTAGGCGGTTTTGTTTAGAAGACTCTTCTTCAAATGTTTCAAACGTGTCATCATCATCTGTATCGAGAATGTTGTCAGCGGATGAATCCTCAACATTATAGAGCTTCATCTTCGGTCTGTCAATACCCACGGTGAAACGTCTATAATAAGTGAGGTCGTTGTATCTATTCTTAAGTTGTTTAACCATGATTCTACCAGACTGTTCAAGCTCTTCGGTACTAATGAGAGCAAACATAAAATCTGCTGTGGCAGGTAAACCAAAGGACTCAGAAGTGTCGGTGAGATCAACGTCACTGTTACCGAAACCACTCCTAGTAGTTTGAGTTGCTGATACGACTGGTACGTCGTTTTCAACAGCGAGACCCCTAAGTTCTTCTGCAATTGCTTTAACATAGGTGTAACTATTGACAATATGTCCTTTGTATCTGGACGAAGCACAGATATTTAGATAGTCAATAAAGATAATATCTGGTTTGAAATACTTCTTCAATGACAATTCATTCAATAGTCCTTTGAAGTGACCAGAGTGAGCAGAGGCAGTAGGATACTCTTTGATGATCAAACGACCTTGAGTTTTTCTACCAATCTCTTGAACACGCTGAGTAAAGATCTGCTCAGGAATTTCAGAAATATCTTTGATGTTAACATTTAGTAGGTTAGCATCAATACGTTCAGCGATCTTCTCTTCAGACATCTCCATAGTAATGTACAGAACATTCTTTCCCTGCTGTAGGGATGCTGCTGCCATGTGACACATGAACAAAGACTTACCAACGCCAGTACCAGCGAGAGCAATATTCAATGTCTTGTTAGAGAGTCCACCTTTAGTTACAATGTTAAACTTCTCGATATCAAATGGAGTTTTATATTCTTCCATATGATAGTAGTCATAACGTTCCTGAACGTTATCAACATAGTCATGCCCTACATGCTCGTCGAACGAAACAGCCAGAGCTTCCTGTAGTATTGAGGGAATCGCGTCCTTTGATACTTTCTCTTCACCTCCATCAGCAATCTTGATCGATTCAAGTAAGGCGAGATAGATTGCTCTGTCTTTACACCACTTCTCTGTGGTGTCGAGTAACCAGTTGTGCTCAACAGCGATGTCTTCAAAGGACTTGAGGGTTTGTGCCGCCAACGAATAGGATTCCTCCGTAATGTCCTTACGATCCTGGAGGTTAATGATAAGAACCTCCGAAGTCGGGACAGTATCATAGTTGCTAGCGAAGTTCCAAACTTCTTCATAGATTATCCTTTCGTGATGATCTTCAAAATATTCTGGTTTAATAAAAGGAACTACCTTACGATAGAACGGTTCATTGAACAGAAGATTCCTTAGGATCGATAGTTCAATTTTTTCAGTCGTCATCTGTACCATACAAGAATTCTTTCTGTGCTTGAGCGTCAATTGCCTCTAGGACTTCAGGGGTGAAGTATTGTTCTGGGTCTTTAAGAATTGCTTTCGCGTAGATCTTCTTTCCTCCAATCTCATAACGGCCAGCAGTATTTTTCCACAACCCTGCTCGCTCGCCAATCTCAAGCAATCCATAGTGCCTCTCCAAACCTCTAGTGTCAAAGTACAGTCTAGTCTCTACCTTAGAACCTTCACGTGTCAAACGAGACTTCTTAGCCTCGCATTTGATAATGTTTCCGATGAGATCCGTTCCATCCTTCTCCTTTTTCTTTCCGAGATAAACAATTGTGCTAGCAGAATACTTGAGTCCGCTGCCTCCTCCCATTTCTTTTGTAGGGACATAAGAGCCGATGACATCATAGGTATGGTTGGTAACGATCATTGGTATATTAGCCTTGCCAAGCTTCAATGTCAAGATACGAAAGGCGGATTTAACCAGTTGTGCTTTCGTCATATCACGAACATTCTTGTCGTCCGACGCGTCTTGAACTTCTTTGTTGGTGGCAAGGTTACCTAAAGAGTCTAGCACAAACATCAGTGGTTTGCGTTCGTCTTCAGGTTGTTCCATATATTTATCCACAATTCGTACTGATTGTGTACGGAATTCCTCAATCGTATTAACTGGAAATATTACCATACGATTAGAGTCAATGTTACGACTCTCAATCATCTGCTTACTAATGGCAGACTCAGTTTCAAAATAAATGACTCCAGCGTCAGGATCAATATTAAGGAAGTTACGAACCACAGAGAGGCAAAAGAAAGTCTTACCAGTGCCCGATTCTCCTGCCACGGCAGTAATCTTATTGGAAGGAAAACCTCCGAAAATCGAACCACTAACCAGGGCATTAACAACGTAACTCCCAGTATCAACGAAAGATTCAATGTCGCCAGCAGCAACCCCGTCGCTAACAAGACTAGCATACTCATTCTTACTGTCCTTGATAACAGAATTTAGAAAACTCATAATTAGAAAAATGATAAAAGGGAAACAGACCGCTCAGAATTCCAACCGATACATTCTAGCACATTCTTGAGCGGTTCAAAGAATGATTTCTCGAATTGTCTATTGTAATCTACATACTTATCAAGATTAAACTCGGGTGGTAAGTTCTGGAAAAATGATATTACATTTTCATGGATGGGATTTGGTGTTTTGAGGTAGAGAAACTTGATCTTCTCCCCTTCTTGGATAAGAGGGTACTTGTGAGTAAGTTTATTACGGCCGATATAGTAATTATACAGTAATGAACCTCGGACATGAATAGGCGCACCCTTTGAATAGATGTCCGATACAGACTTATATTTTTTGAGACCATTTACACCCCTAGGGAAAGCAATATTAACACAATCTTCTTTACGTGTATCCTCTTTAACTTTATTGATGTACTCGATCATCACATCATTATCTTCATGGATAATAATTTCGTATGCTTTAAGAAGTTTGTCCCTAAAGAATGCTGGTGTTGATGACCTAGCAGTTTCCATACCACAGATTTTCATCTTAGGTTCAACATAGCGAACACCTTCGCTGTCCCATACGTTGAGAATGTATCGCTTCTTGGCAGTCCAGATGCCACGGTCAGCAATATTCTCACGCTTCATCTTCATCTTTTGTTCATACGCCGAAACGTAGTCCGCAAGTTCTTGATAAGAGGATTCGATGAATGGTTCCAACTTATCCTCACAGATCTTATCAAGTATGGTAACAATTGCTGCTTTGTCGCTAGACTTATTAGCAAAAAATTTATCAACAAGAGGTCCAAGATTAAGATACATTGAGTCAGTGTCAGATGCAATGACATAATCAACGTTTTTACTGGAGAGTAGTTTATTTAGATAAGCATTCATCCTATCCCCAATCCAACGGATAGACAACTGACCAGACATAGTGATTGCCTCAGCAATCTCTAGACGATAATATCTAAAGTGTTCGTTACCAATAGCACCATAAGCAGAGTTCAGTTGGATCTTACGTGCCATCTGAATATTGTTACAGCGAGAGATCTCTTTCTTAAGATCAGTAGTAGGAGTTTGTTCATACTCCTGCTTTGCCTTGAGCATACGTTTCTTGTAGATAGTACGTTCCTGATAGATCTTATCCATCAGCTCAGGCAAGAACCCTCTCGTATTAGTATCGTACAATGTACCATTAGCACACACAGTTTCGCCAACCAGATTCAGTTCATCTTCTTTATTCAACATCCTATCAATAGTAACTGTAGGATGTCTAGATGGTTTCAATGTCTCCGGCGAGAGATTGTACTGCATGATAAGGTGTGGATACAGGGAGTTAAGGTCAAAAGACACAACCCAGTCATAAATTCCTGGAATAGGTTCCTTGACATATGCTCCAGCATACTTATTATCTTTTCTGCTTTCTTGCTTAGGAGGGATTACTAAATTACGTTTAGACAGATAGACGTATATGATGTTGTCCCACATACGAACCTGTGAGTACACATCCTCAAAGTTAACTTTGGCATCATATGCCATAGTAATAGCAAGTTCCAAAAGTTTCATCTTATCATCTAGTTTATCAACCAAACGAACGTCAATGATATTATACTCTACAAACTTTTGCCAATCATTATCATAG